CGTCTGTAGATGTGCCTCGGCTGTTCAGTATGCTGTGGTCCATTCGGCCAGCCCAGGCCTGAGTGAACAGGTCAGTCAGAGCTAGCGAGTGGGCTGCGTGGTCGCGTGCCCACCTGAGTGCGGCTAGGCCCTGGGCTATCTTGCGGCGCACCGGGTTGTACAGGTGCACCCGGGCCTCATTCTCAACAGTCGCTTTACCAGACCGGTATCCCTTGTAGCCTCGGAGATCAGTGGAAGAGTCATAGAGGTTGCGACTTCGGCTGCCTTCGGACATTTGGAGAGCTTCAATGTGGAACGACACAGTTGTGAGTCGCATCGCCTGGTCAGTGCCTGGGACAACTGGCCCCTGGAAAGCCAACAGAGAGAGTGGACACGGGTAGGTGTGGTTGAGGACCTGGTAGTCAACCAAGTAGGTGTTCCTCATGGACTTAGCGAGGGCATATGAGCCATCCTTGAACAGCTTCTCAGCGATTGCGTCCGTGTGCATCGATCGAGCAGTTGCCAGGTCCACCAGGGAGCGGAGGTTATGCAGGTCGCAATTGCGCACTCGTTGCCTCAGAGCTCGGATCCCCTGTGAGCCCAAGAGCTGGGCAACCACTTCTGTCTTGTCCACGCGCGCAAGGGCCTCATCGATGAATGAGTCGGGCATAGAAGCTGAGACTTCCTCCAAGACTGCGGCCTCCCATGCGCCTGCTCTGAGGGTGCATCTGACTGCCTCGATGTAGTTGGGGTCTTCTTCTATCCTCTCGAGGGTCTTGAATGGCTCAGCCAATCCCCTGCTGCGAGCAGCCTCGCGGAATGCCCGTCGGACAGCGTTGGTTGCACCGCGGTGGTTGGCAACTGTGTAACCGTGCGGGGCCTTGAAGACAGTGAGTGGGCTTGGGCTAGCTGGGTCTTGAGCCAGGATAGCAGAGAGGACCTTTGCAAGCACCTCATTCATGTTGCACGCCTGGGAGACGCATTCCAAGTACCAGACCAAGGGGTCAAGTGCTCCGGTGGCCATGGTGGCAGTGATTGGGCGGATGCCCAACCCGTTCAAACCCACAGGTGCCATGGCTATCAAGCCTTGCAAGTATGTGTCCACGTCCCTGAATTCAGGCATGAGGCGATAGGCTTCTTGGTAGCACACCCAGAGAGCCATCCAGTAAGACACGAAGGGGTCAGCACCCTGGTTGGCGGCAGAGGCGGCAACCCCGAGCGCGGAAGCACACTGGTCGGGGAGGGAAGCAAAGCGTCG